ATCGCCAATCGTATTAACGCCGATTAACGCAAAGTGACCAGTCATACGCGATCCGACTCCGAACATTTTGTTGATCGGCTGCGGCCATAAGTACGTTGCGATTTCGGATTTGTTTAGCGTAAATATGCCGCTATCGTTCTTCTTCGCGAAAATGTCTAATGCCATCTTTGCGAGAATTTTCGTCGAGCTGATGCCGACACGGACCCATACGCCCGTTGTTAGTTTGATTTTTTCCTGGATCTGTTGAGCAATTTCTACCGGTGTGCCGAAAATCGAAGTCGAACCGGTCACGTCAAGAAACTGCTCATCAATCGAAAATGGTTCGACCAGGTCTGTAAATGATTCGTAGATTTCCGTTATCAACAGCGAAACGTCAATGTACGTTTGCATTCGGGGCTTGATGATGACAAGTTGCGGACATTTTCCGAGTGCTTCGCCTATCGATTCGGCTGTAGATACGCCATATTGCTTGGCGATCGGACACGCTGCGAGTATGATTCCGGATCGTCTCTCTGGATCGCCAGCAACCGCGACAGGGCGATCGCGGTACTCTGGATAAGCAGCTTTTTCGACCGATGCGTAAAATGACTGACAATCTGCAAGCATAATCACTCGATCTTTTTTCATCCTGTTCGCCTCACAAATAAGAACGTTTGTTTGCATATAGTATATGCGACAGACGGGAATTTATGCAAGAGGCATGAAATAGTTTCCTTGGAAAAACAAAAAGAGCAGCGAAGCATTATGCCTCCTGCTCTTTTGCTTTTTCAATCAATAGGTTCACAATCACGCTAACCGTGCATTTCTGCTTGTCTGCCTTCTCCCGTAGCCATTCCATAAGTTCCGGCTCGAAATAGATTGCTTCCCTTATCTTCTTGTCTTGTTTCGGCGGTCTGCCGGCCATAACGATCACGCTCCCTGTTGATCATCATTTTACGGCATTTTAAAACATTTTGCAATATTTAAAATATCTATTTACAAAGCATTTTAAATGCTGTAAAATAGAACTATAAGGAGGTGATACAAATGGACAAGCACGCGGCGAAAGCATTTGAAAAAATGCAAAAAAGAGAACACCTCCTGCGAGTGCTGCGCGATCAGTTGGGGCTGAAACGCATAACTCGGGAGATGTTCCGGCTTGAAAGCTCAAAGATCATCGAGAGATACCAGCTCTCAGATGACGAACAAACCGCTTACAACTTGTACTGTAAAGTACAAGAACAGCGCAAACGTAAGTAAGTTTACAGGAGGGAGTTGACGCTCCCTCCTCCTAATCTTAACATAAAGTAAGGTGAATATAAACTCTTTTAGGAGGGAACGTCATAAGTGCATTAAAGCAAATCAAACATTTAGATTATGCGGTATATGGCAATCTGATCATCCCTATGCTTATGTTCGATGCATCGGTCTTGTTCCGAGTTTATGATGACAGCGACGCCGGGAAATGCCGGGTCGTTTCCCTGCCGCGTCGGAAAAGGTAGCCTGTGGGGACATCATAAACGCAAAAATCCCCACCTAGCCCATAAAGGCCAAGCAGGGATTCATTATTTCAGCGTTGCCGTATTTGCCTTACCGTCCCAAGCTACTCCAAGCTGCAGCGCCTTTGCCAGCTCGCGGATCGGGACATAACCGGTATTGTCAATCACTCGCGTCGATAACAGCGTGCCGTTGACCTGCACTGCATTCCCAGTAAAGCCGACCGCAGCCCCGACCACATTGCAGATCGCCCGCGCCGGCGCCCACGTGAGCGAGTCAAGCAGCCGGCCGCCGAATGTCTTATCCTTGTACTTGATCGTGACGGCCGTTTCTTTCTCGGCCTGCTTCTCCGGCACGTCAAACCTCGTCAGCTGGTACCGCTTTACGATCGCCATGATCTTCTCGACATACGCCGTATCCGTGGCGTAGCCTGCCGTTTTCAGCGCGGTCGCATACGCCAGCGGCGTCTTAGCTTCCCAAAGTCCAACATTGACATACCGCGGCTTCTTGAGTAGCGCATAATGGTCGTCGATCGCTTCGCCGTAATTACGGTAAGCCCTAAACACGTCGCGCACCTGGACGATCCATTTCGAATTGTCGCGATTGTCCAGTCCGATGATTTGCACCAGTACCCCGGCGCGCCGCGCGGCTTCGACTTGAGCTACCGTATAGTACTCTTTCGTTAAGATCGTCACGCTGCCAGCTGGTCCGGTGCCTTTTATGTTGCCTAGATTGTACGACTCACGGCCGGTAACAATATCCTTCGGCGTTTTGAGCTCAAAGCCTACCTCAAGCACCAGCTGCGCGATGACGCCGGAGGGGCACGGATAGCGCCCCTTTACACATGCGGCCAACATGTCGATTACTTCCCACGGCTTCATGGATCACCCCTCCTTGTTTTGGTTGCCTTTCTCCTGCAGCTGCGCCAAGATCGTCTTAACAAAGGCCGGCAGTGGAACGCCCAAAATGCCCAGGTTCTCGACGATCGATAATCCTTCACGGCCAATATAGAAGTACAGGGCCAATGAACGGAACACAGGAGCGTCGTTGCCGACTGTCTGATCAAGCATGACAGCCAACGCAATAACAAGAAAAATGACGCCCTTTCGGACGCCACCCCAAAACATCACTTCACTATTAACCGATTTGGTGCGAATCGCGCCAAGAACCCCGGTTACATAATCGACGGCCATACAGAAAACGAGCACCTTGAGTAGCACATCCCAGCCACCGAGGAAAGAACTCACCAATGTACCGGCTACTGCAAAAGTCGAGCTGAAGCTAAATTCTTTTACGCTCATGGACATCCCCTTTTCCCAATAAAATAAGCCCCGCTGTGCGGAGCCCTTGTTACGCTGCGTATGGTTCGCCTGTAATTTGCTCGTACTGCTCTGGCGTAATCTTACCCTTGACGACGAACACCTTTACTTGTTCTATCGTGTAATTCTTTGGATAATTATCGGAAACGAATTTATACCAGTCCATATGTGGCCTCCTTTACATTAGGTCGTTGCTAACAAGAGCAAGGATTATTTGGGCATTTTGCTGTTCTAGCGCCTCTAGGCGATCCACTGCAACAGTACCATTTTCGGGCATGTACTTTGTTGTTGACCATATTCCGTTTTCGTACTTCCTCCATAGATAATCCTCATCAGCTGAAGGAATGGCAATCATAAGAGGACTATCAACTTCCCCTTTTAAAATACTTACCCCTACACATACTTTGTTTTCGTTTATTTGCGCATAACAAACCATGAATTTGTGCCTCCTTCTTAATTAAATTCCACGACGTTCCACTGTATTATCGCAGAATCATTGGTTAAATATTTCCTAAAACGCAATGTCGTTGAATTAATAATTTGCCCAGTCATTCGTCTTGCGGCACCTACTGTGATAGACCCTTGATACATTCGGCAAGTGAAAAACAGTAAACTTTTCGACAAATTTACAGCCGTTATGATTTGTGTAACTTCCTCAGCATCACTCATGTTTAGAGTTCCACTTTGAATCGCTTTAATATTTTCAAATTCGACCACCTGCCACTCGGCCTGTGGATTATTTGATGTAAAGTTGTAAGATTGCGAGACACCAAATCGGATCTGTGTCGAACTTATAAAAGTAGCGATTATCGTATCCGTTCGACCATTACCACTTGATGTGTCTTTTTCTGTTTTGATAATGATTGAATTCGCAGTATTGACGGCACTAATGTTAATGTCAGTCTGAGTTGTATTTGCAGCGATATCTACGGTTCCTCTTTGGATGCTCTTAATTCCATTTTGTGCGGCTTTAACTACGCCAGCCCCATTGTGGTACCCTGCTGCAATTACCTGATCTATGTTGCTTGGAACGATAGTTACCGCGCCTTTATTCGGCATCGTACCGTTGATTATTCCCCCATCCGTGCCTATGGTCTTACCAGTCAGCACATCCGGAGCCGTTGCTGTTCCGTACTCCCCCCCTTCACCCTGTAATATAAAAGCCGTTCCATCATACCTCAACGTGTAGATGCCCCCGGCTCTGAGGTTGCCAGATGCGACATCATTGCCGTTGGCCTTTTTGATCGATTTCGCGCCAAAGGCATTGACGTTTATTGTTGACGCACCAGTATTGGCAACGTTGATTTTGACTGATACGGCTAATCCTTCAACTAAAGCGGGTGGGGCTGGGGTAACGGTAATATCATAGGTGTTAGCCGGACCTGTAGCCTTGGCGTATCCGGGTTGCCTTACATAGTCGTTTGTGAGAGACATCTTAACCCACGTCGGTGTAAAAGTCGCCCCGGCGGTCGTAGCTATCGATCCTGTGTCAAAATACTCTATGCCCCCGCTGGACGACATCCTTATGCCGCGCGCACCGACCGAGGAGTGCGTGTTGGCAGATCGCCAATTGCCCGATCCATCTGTATAGGCGTTGTTTGCATAAAGCGCATGGCCGCTTGCATTGGAGGACAAATCAGCCCATTGATACGCATTAACTTGCCGGCCGGCAGTATTGGTCGTGTTGACTCGCGGTGTATTTATTAGATTTATAAAAGTGGGCGAATCAATTGGAGCGTATGCATTCGGCTGTAAGGTCACCGTCACATTTGACGCATTTCCTACCGCTGCATTGATTTGAAACTGCTTCGATAGTGGTCCCGATGAAATCGGGGGAATCGTATCCCCTTGAGCATTTGCGCTTGCATAGGCGTACAATATTTCCCCGGCATCCGGATCCTGTGCAAATAAACCAATTTCACACGTGTAGGTAGCGACGGATATATTCGCATTAGTAAATATGCCTCTGATTTGCGCTATGCTTCCCGAGCGTGTGATGGAGTTGATCGGGAAGTATTCGATAGGATCAATCAACGCCGTTCTTGCTACCGGGTCGCCGCCACCGATCTGCCCTTTACCGATCTGCATTCGAGTGAAATTCAATTGCGTTCCTGCTTGGGCTTTTGCGTATAAGGCTTGTCCCAAGTTGGTAATCGCCATTTGACTATAAACGGCCATCTTCATTCCTCCTAAACTGGTACATTGGTTGATATTTCGATTCTATCGAATCCAGTTACGATCATTCCGATAAATGCACCCTCTGATATCTCGGTCGATTCAATTATGGTAAGCTTCACACCGGTTGGTTTCGGAATGATCAAGCCAGCGGTAATCATTTCCCTTGCAACATTACTAATTGGGCCGTTAATTGTCGCTTGCATCGTCATGTCCTGGTTATCGACAATCTGCAAGTTCGCATTGGGAAACGACGCATTCCAAACATCATACATGCCTGGAATTGTACCATCCCAGTTGTTGCGTGATATCTTTGCCTTTGTAGCGGTTCGGAAATCCTCGTCTTCTAGTACAGAAGTTGAACTGCTGGCAGGATTAAATGGAAGATTACGGCTTGCCCCTACGACTGATCCAAGGATATCTTGTTGTTTGCCGATTGCCTTATCTACGTCAAAAGCATCGTTCATGCTTTTTAGAACGTATATGCTGTCATCGACCTTTTCCAATTTTTTCGAAAGCCATTGGGTCAATTTAGGCTTGGTTCGATACTGCGATGTTAAAAGATCAAGGTATTCATTTATCGCCATAGCGCCCCTCCTGTTAGGTCACATTGACGGTAATATAGGCTACATTTCCGCGCGTGACTTGGTTATATGCGATAGGAATATCCGCCGTTCCTTGTGATTGCGAGTGCTTCGCCGCGGTGACCGAAGTAACCGAAAAGATTGGCTTATTCGGAATGGTGTTTGCGGATAATGCAGCACCCCATAAGCTCGATACCAAAAGACTGTCGCCGATCGATAGGCTATTACAATAATCCTCAACGGCCGACTTGATGTTGCTTGTCGTTTCCGTGGTGTAGCCGGCGAAACTCTTAACGTTAACTACGACATCGATATCAACGTACGTTGGTCGACTGAATCGAATAGGCGTGACAGCGCCGTACTGATCGGTGACCGGAACAGTAATAGACCCGTTCGTATAACACCCGGGTCCTTTCCTACTGAATATGATATTTGCAATATCCGCATCCGTCCCACCCTCTACGACGGCTGAAATGCTGTTGGCCGGGAGCCCTCTTGAATCAACTGCCTTTGTATCATTCTCGTATACTTCGGACCTTGTTACACCGCTAATCGAAAATATACCGCCTTTGATGCCTTCCAGTACCGTTCGGCTCGGCTGCGCTGTGCTTGAAGCTTGTCGACTCCGCAACTCTGCGTCAGATTCAGAATACGCCCCTACCGTAGCAGCTGCCGCGTTGATGATTGACGTCCACCCGAGTGTCGGAGTAACGATCTTGTTGATCTCTCCAGGCGCCGCGGATATCGGCCCCTCAGTTTGACATGTCGCCAAGACATCAACTGCCCCGTTTGTCCCGATTATTGCCGGGCTTGTCAATGACCACTGATAGCCATTGGCGTCTTCAACGACTCCATTTGTAATCATTGTGCCTGCCGTTCCGGTGAGCGTCACAATTGCTGTCGTATATACAGCCGGCTTTCTTTTGATGCCATTCAGTCCAACAATGACATCTAATCCGCTGCCCACTGCCGTGGCAGGTCCTCGGCTGTTATATACGGCCTGAGCGGTAAGGAATGCATCATAGATCATGGTTGAAAAGATACTGATCATTTGATAGTCCGGACTGTCAATACCGAGGTAGACATCCGATCCATAGATTGTCCTTGCATCCGCAAGCAACTGGTCACGGATGTCGTTGTATGTCGGAATGCTTATGCCTTGTGCCGTGATGACCGGCGCAAAATATGCCACTAGAAAATCACCTCCTGGATAACGGTATCGCCGTAAATCGTTTCGGCCGTGCATGATACCGAATATTTTCTCTTTTCATACGAACTTGTGAAATCCTTGATCCCGGTTACGCCTTGAGTGCTGGATATGACCCCTTGAACAAGCAGGTCGATCGCAGAATCGTTCTCTGGCGTTCCAGTTTGACCGAGAATGTTCTGAAATAGGGGAAGCCCCTTATCGACATCCTCCCACCATTCGCCCTGCAGGAGCAGCAAATTTGTTTTGATCGCTTGGGCAACGGCTAAATTCCCGGTCAAAAAATCATTTTGATTCCCACCGAAGACGTAATCCCTACTTGAATCCAATTTGCGATACTTCAATTCTGCTTCCCTCCTTTAACTCGGGCCGCTCGTCTTGCCGCCACCATTTGGAGCGGTATGGGTATGTGTGTTGAAGTTAATACCATTGATTTCAACAGTAGGCGCCACGATGTTAATTTTATTGTTTGATAGGCTGATGTACGCCGATCCGTCGTCCGTCCGGAGCTGCGCCGCGGCCATGGAGTAGTTTGCGATTTTACGCGGCTGACTCCATAGACCAACAATCGCTATACCGTCCGATAGATCGTGTCGGCGTTTTTCGATTTGATTCTGGATCCCGCCGTTACTAAACCATGCATCCATGCACATATCCGCAAAGATAACCAGGCACTCGTCACCTTTTTGGACCGGTAACGTAAGGGCGAAACCTCCAGCTCTCGGGATAACCACTGGAACGTCCAATAACAAAGGGAGGTTGACCCACTCCGGATCTCCTCCCCCGTTAAATACTCGTTCACGTATGGCCGGCTGTACGGTCGCCGTTTGTGTGGAAGCATCAAAGCTCTGTATGATCCCAGGCACAGCGACGCGAAGCGCATTGGAATTTGCATCGAACATGGTCCGGAATACTTCCTCATCATTTGCAGGTATCCTCTCATTTATGCGAACTGCCATAACTACCCTCCCTAGAATGGATTGGACGCGGCTGTGCTCATGAGTCCAGGTATGCCACCCGCTTGGCTTACGGTCGTGCATTCGGTATACCAATCATCGCCGCGCGTATCCCCAATGTAATCGACACTAATCACTCGATATATGCCGGCTTCGTCTAAATTCCTTGGGACCTGCCCCAAGTTAAATACTTGAGCTCTGATCAAGCTGTTATCGATCCGGACCATCGAGCCGATTTTTATCCGTGGATTTAACAAGCAGCGGAACGTCACGCCGAGATCCGCCTGAGCCGGCACACCAATTAAACCTGATTCAGGACTAAGGTCGATGATCTCGCCCACTGGCAAATCAGACATTTTTATGATGTTAACCTTTCCGTCCTCAACGTAGAACGACGCATCGCTCGTCTTGGCAATCTGGCGAAGATAATCCTTCATCATCCCAAACATAACTTTTCCCCGGGTGAGCTTGCTTTTGCTCAATCCATCGGAGATGCTGCCTAGTTGTGTGGGTATCTTCGATTTACTTGCAGCAGCGGTTACCACATCGCGTGCCGATTGTCCTTTGATAACCGAGAAATTGACAAAGCCCTGATTCAGGACACGATCGCCGTCGAGCGAGTACAAGGTAAGCCGGTATGTCGTTGCATCCTCTTTGTCTCGTATTGGCTGCACGACGTCGCCGTCAAATATGAGGCCGTACTGCTCGCCCTCGTACCCTGCCTCGATAATTACGCGGTTCCCTTCCTGGATAATCGCGTTCTCGGTATCGGGGCTTAGATTGTATAAAGCGATCTCCGAGAAGTTTGGCGTTTGGTTAATCGTCTTCCGGATCCTGAACGTGCAGCGGAGCTGCGATACATCTAGGGCAGCGCCTTGCTTATTGCTTACGATCACACGGTATTTTCGCCCATAAAGAACATTGCCAAACTTTGCGCTGTTGGCGACTACGCCGTAGTTTGTTGGCGGGATTTCGATTTGGTTGTTTATCTGATTCCCGCTCTGTTCTGTTTGCGTTGACGAATAGGTATATGAAGCTGTATCCGCACCTTTGCCAGCGTATTTCAGCCATATCTTATACCTGCGCTGATAATCCCAGTCCGGTATCTTAGGGCCGACATACTGGAGCGAGAATTGCCGGAAATCCTTTCGGCTCGCCGCCCACACTTGACCAATAACACGGACAGCAACTGCCGTAGCAAATGCATCGTTGCCCAGTGTTACCTTCTGTCGACTTGGTAAATCACTTGGCCAGTCGATTTTATAGCGGTTGGCCGCGTACTGAAAAGCGTCATTGTGCCATTTCGGCCACACCTGCCCGGGACCGAGTGCATTCCCGCTGTCCCCGAGGATGTTCGAGAAAGAAGTTTCTGCGTCAATTGTGGCGAGCACAATATCCTGATCGATGCCTTGAATTTGCGCCTCGGAAATGGCTAGGTTTCGAATGTTATCAGCCAATGGGCTCGCCTCCTATGCAACGGTGTCTGTCCAAACAAGGTAAAATTGTGATCCCAGTGTCGGAAAAGCAGGGATACCCCTTTCGGAGGAATCCACGACAACAATTGTTGCGCTCCCAATCCCTAAATATTGATATTGTCCGAGTAGGTCCGCTGCCGGGTATATTCCAGTTACAAGAGGTACTGCATCAAGTAGTAAAGCATTTGTCGATGCATCCGCAATAGACATAAACCAGTACTCAGCTACTCTGTTGTACGTGAACCTGAATGATAGTGTGATATTCTTATCGTCCACAGGTAGCGTACACTCAAGAGACTGATTCGCCCCTGGAATCAGCGGAATCATTTTTGTCGCCATGCCGCTCACCTCATCGGGTAAATGTTTTTCCAAATGGCAGTAAACCCATATTAGCCATCAAAGACTCTTTTACAGGCGCAGGCTCTTGCTTGCCTCTTTTTGATGAGTCGGTTACCTCGGGTCTTGCGCTTATTCGAACAGTTTTAACCTGAGCTACAAGCACCTCTTTAAACGTTACTGAGCACCGCAGACCATGCCTCGTTGTATAGTCGTCTGGCGCCGATAATACTTCGATAAGCATGTTTTGATAGAGGTGCAGTCGGGTGTGGACCTGTATCGGAATCCTCATTGCTTGCAAATCCATAAGCACTCGATAAGCCTGTATGGATCTTGATTGTCCGCCCGAAAACTGCCCGGGAATATAACTTTGCGCTACATCAGTCATGCCGACTTCGATCGTTAACGTTCGTGGCTGTAGGAAAGCATGATCCGTCAGGGACGCGCCGGCTTGTACTGGATGCTCCGTCATCTTAAGCTGGCTGGAATGCGTCATCCGCAGATAAGCATCGAAAAACCAACCGCCGATGTTTGTTTTTACATATACCTTTGATTTAATCTTCGGGTCGTTTAAATCAAGAATAGACATTATTCCGACACCCCCCTGATACCACGCATCCAGTATTTTGATTGGTCAACAATAGAGTTTGCCGTAGCTTGCGGGTCACTGCCGTAAATATTGTTCGTTTGATGCAAAGTGTTGGTGTTCGTCTGCTTTACTGTTGGTGCAGGAGGACCGTACAAACTGCCTGTATAATTACTCGGCATTCCACCGATCATGGAGCCGCCGATTACTTTGAACATGTTTTTGTTTCGCTCACCTGATTGGGGATCGAAAAAGAAGTCCCACATATCCTGCCAAGCTTCTTTCGAAAACATATTGCCGAATATTTTTTTATTCCACGTTATGCCTTTTTCTAAATCACTGGACTTGTTGAAATCCTCCAATTCTTCTTGAGAGAAGCCAGATCTAGGAGCATAACCGGAATCCTCTAGCGCTTTTCTGCCTTCTTCGGCCATCTTTTTAGCGTCTTCAAAAAAGGTTCCTGAGACCAAAGATTTAATTGTTCGCAAGACATCGGCAATATAATCTAACGACCCTTTGATCAAATCAAGAGCTGTAATAAGCGAGGCAAAAGATATATCTGCAATTGCTTTGAGAGCTTTTTCAGCGCCTTCCTCTCCGAAAATCGATTTGACCAATTTGAATATCTCATCAATAACTTTTGATACAGATTCAAATATGCCTGTGAAACTCTTCTCTAATTTCGCAAGCGTGCCATCGTCTTTCAATTGGTCATATAGAGAGGTGAGTTTATCCCATATAGGCCCTAGCGCAGATTCTCCGCCGTCCAAATAGGTATAGAAATCATCCAATAGTAAAACTGCTGCTGTAAGCAAAGCAATCATGATACCGAACGGACCTGATGCAATGATTGCCGCAAGTCCGGCCAAGGCACCGCCGACCATTTTCACGTTTGTTGGAATTCGACTAAGGAGCCATTCAATGCCGCTCGCTGCGTCTTTAAAGACCCTTACGATCGTTACTCCAGCTTGGACGAATCCGGCCAGAAACTTCGCTACTTTTTCGGTCCACCTCGGCATTTCCTTGATGACCAAGGCATTAAAGTCGCTGAGTTTCTTTTTGATATCTCCTAATGGCCCCGCAAGGTATTTTACGAGGTAATGGCCGATCCACTGGAAGGCATACGTGGCTTCAAGCTTCATCTTCGTAAACTCGAACTGAATCGACCGTATTTCTTTCATCTGTCTTGAGTATTCTTCCGGCGGGCGTAAGTCTTTGATCGTTGTCCTTAATTCCCGGAAGTTCTTCATCAGCTCGGGACTTAGATATAAATCTTGCATCGTAACGCCCATTGCTTTCAACGTGTTGTTAAAGGATGCCGCTTGATCTTCGGTTGTCCATAATTGCCTTGCGAGCTTTTGGTTTTCAAGATCGGCTTGTGCGAGACCGCCCAAGAATTTAGCAATCCCCACATTTGCTGCAGCGACAAACGATGTAACTGCCGCCGCAGCGGCACCGAATTTGACGACCGTTTTCCCAGCAAATTTCGATACGCTCTTCTCGACGGAATCTATAGCGGTTGTTGCCTTGTGGAATGCGCTTTGATCGACCGAGAAGCCCAAGGATACAAGGTAACTTTTTATTGTTTCGATCAAGGTTTCCGCCTCCTATTAAAAAAAAGAAAACCGCCTCAATCCGAGGACGGTTCGATTATCTTTATTTGAGTTTTTGTTCTGACCACGACTTTTCTTTCTTCTTCCAAAATTTCGTTTTTGACAGTTGGATTTCAAATATCGCCATTAAGACTAAGACGATAAATATAACTGCTAAGACAGTTAGAATTTGCTTTTTGTAAAGTTGAAAGGCGATTGCTGTACCGAAGATTTCTCCAGGAAACAGGACAAGAATGATTAACAGGGCGACAACAGGGATTGCATATTTCACTCTTATTTCCTCCCTAACGAGCAAACATCATTGCACCCATTATATGACAGAGGTATTGTTGTTTCAATACCTAATTCCTATTAATTTCCGCTACCGCCCGGGCTCGCCTTTCATTTTCTGCTTTGACAGTAAGGATTTCGTGTGCATCAAGAAGATCATCAATTGTGAACACATCCTCAATGAGATCCCGATGCGACCACATCCCAGCAATAACCGGTGCATACGTATATTCATCAACGTTTACTAGTTTTGCTGGGACATATTCAAGATGGAGCCCATCAGTGAACCTAACGGGCTCTCTTGAAAAACCGATTTCATATTGAAGAGTAACGCATGAGCTGTTAAAGCGAGCACAGTTACTGCATCTTCATCGAGACCCGTTACTCCGAAAGTTCCATTTTCATTTAACACGGGCGCAACACCGGCTGGGAGAACCTCGTAGCATACTCCGAGACAGTTTTCCTGTAAATAATTGAAGTCTTGTTCAGATAGATTGCCCAATTTTTCAATCATTCCGATAATATCAAAGTCGCCAGTTGTTTTACCATCAGCAGCGTCCTTAATTCTGTTGACATCAAGACCTCTGAACAAAGGCGCAATCATTGATGTAACTTTGATCACCATAAAAGCCCCGACACGCGCCGAAAACTTTTTAATTCGGAATGTTCTTTCGTTAATCGTAATGTCTTTATATGCTGGTTTCATCATATTTCCTCCCTATTTAAGCCGCCACGAAGGCGGCTCTTTTTATCCTACATCTTGCTGAATGTCAGCAGCCATCAGTACCCAGGTTACTTGTTGGCCCTGTGCCTGATAAGGTCGATCGGGC